TATGGCGCGCCTACAGATTCTCAGGCATGGGCAATAAATATATTGGGTGCAATGGGAGAGGCATGCGTTGCCAAGTGGGGTGGTCTGTGGTGGAGTGGCTCACTGGGTGATTACAAGGCTGATGATGCCGGAAAGCTACAGGTAAGGACAGTTGACAAGGAAAACAAAAGATTAATTTTACATGACGATGACAAAGATGACAGACCCTACATACTTGTGTATGCCAAACCGCCTACGTTTATTATCAAGGGGTGGATTATGGGCGCGGATGGAAAAGATAAAGCATATTGGGCAGACCCACAACGAACAAACCGGCACGCTTATTTTGTTCCCAACGATAAACTAATAGACATTAATGAATTGGAATTAAATATATGGCTTTAAAAGAGGATGAACGTTTAAACGTAACATGGGGGACGCTTAAAAATGAGTGAACCAATAGAAAAAATGAGTGAACCAACAGAATTATATAACATTTACTTCGACTATGAAGATGGTAAACCACCACAATATCTAGGCACTACAAACAACCTTGATAAATGGTTAGAGGAAAATAACTCTTTAAGAGAAGGCGAAGGTTCTGAACCCGAAGAACTATATTTTTTTGAAATTGAAGAAGCTGAACTTTATATTTACTAAAGGAGAATCCTGATGACTGAACCAACGCTAGTCTTTGAAGGAGACCCAGTTGCAGACCTTCCTGTTGATGAAAGCATCAAAAAAGCATACCGGAAATGGCTTAAAGAGAATGTAAATAATTACAAGAAATGGTTTCGGGATGACCTGAAAGAGAAAAGTGTCGTGTGCGTAGCACAATCTTGGAATGATTTTTTGGAAAGCATGGTCTTTCAAATAGAAGAAATAGATGAAGAAACGCTAAAGGAAATGCAAAATGAAAATAAAAACTAAACGCTACGGGGGAACGATAGATATAACTGTTTGGGAATATCTTACGTTCTGTAAAAAAATGATTAAGGTCAAGCTTCTTGTTAGTCTTAGAAGATATAAACAGTGGAGAAAGAGACTTATTTAATGAACGAAAAATATAAACCGGAATATGTTGCCTCGAAGATTCCCCTAGACCAACACGAACATCAGGGGTGGTTTTGGTATATGCCTGAAAAGAAATTCTACAGGTGGAACGACTTACCGCACAGAAAGGATGCGATAATTAATGAACGAATTAATTAACATTATTGTAGACATTTTGAACACTCCGGTCGGGCGGTTTATAGCAATGATTCTTTGTCTAGGTTTACCCGCTTGGGCATTTATGAGGTTTGACGACCACGAATTTTAAGGAGAACACATGAAAATAGAAAAAATAACTAGGAAACAATGGGCGGTTGCTCTTTTAATCTTGTCCATACCGCTAGTGTGGTGGGGATATGTCAACTTCATGTATAAAGGCAGTAATAGTGCTGTCATGTCAATGGCGATTAGTTTGTGTCTAACGTCAGGTATTTGCTGTGTTGTTGGTGGAATCTACATGCTATTTACAAAAGAAAAAGGTCGGGGGGAAAGCTTACTTGTGTCTCAAACAACAGTGAAAGACTCCCCGATTCAAAAAGAAATTATTAACAAAAAACAAAAGGTGAATGAAATGGCTGAAGCAACAAACACGTCAGTAGAAATGATGAAACGAGAGAAAGAACTAGAGGCGAGAAGAAAAGAATTGGAAGGACTGTTAGAGGAAGTAAGGCATGAAGAAACTAAATTGGAACAATCCCTTCAAGAAAAAGGATGGGTTAAAAAGGACGGAGAGTGGGGAATTGGGTAAGCCAAAGGAAACCTATTCAACAGAGAAAGCATGGCAAGGTTTAGAAACTGATGCCGAAAAAAAATATTGGCGCAGAATGGCAAGATACTTTAAGAGAGAAAACGAAAAACTTAAAGAGGAAATCAAACAGCTTAAAAAAAAAGACGACAGCTACATTGAAACAATTTTAAAAAAATAACCTATGGAAATTCCAGTATTTAGTAGGTGGTGGGAAAAGGTTTTATTCTTACTTTTTGCTTTAATTATGGCAATCATAGGCATAATTGTATCGCCTATCATTTTTGCCATTAAACTATTGAGGAGACTTTAGAAATGAAAAACAAAACAGAACAATATTTACTTGTAAAAACTGAATGTCGTGATGGAGAGCATGAATATACCGATGTCTTTTGTGTCATAGACGATTGCGATTTGGACGATGATGACCTAGAAAGAGCAGTCCTTGACTGGAATTATGGTGGTGTTGAGTGGGAAGAAGCGTTTAATACTTGGACAGACACAGGACTGAGAGCATTAAGCCTATACTCAGCATCGGAAATCACCAAAAAAGAACATGATGTAATGGAAGAATACATTTATTCTTTTTCTACCTCGATGATGATAAAACATGTAATCAGCAATGCTATTTATAAAGCCTTGTGGGAAAGAGAAAAGAAAGAAAAAGTGGCATGACTATATCAAGAGACATAATTGAAAAGGCAATACAGGGCGTTGAGGCAAAGAAACATGCCTATCGGCAGACGAGAGAAGGCACAGTGGTTTCTTTTCTCATCCATCCCGATGATGTGCCACAACTGTTGACCCAAGAATTATCCATCAGTGCTATCGGTGCTAGATATTTGCTCGGCATTGTCAGGCTGAGTGAAGAAAGCGATTACCCAGTTGTCCCCGAAGAAATTACCATCGGAGAAAGGGCAATGAGAAGGGCATCAATGTTGTGTCGGGACACCGACTATCAAGAGTGGTTGCGTTTAAACAGCAAAAGATGGAAGGATGTTGACGAAAACATAGAGGATAATACCGAGTATTCGGCAGAAGTCATCAGATATGTGTGTGATATTTTGAGCAGACGTGAATTGAAAACAGATAAAGAGGCGCAAGAAAAACTAAGAGAACACGTAGAAGAATACAAGAAAGAAAAAAGAATGATGAGGGTTTAACTATGATAGTAGTAAAAGAAAAAGAAAGAATTACCTTACCTTTGGAACAAGACAAATGGTGGGCAACATCGCTTAAAATTATACGCAAATCACAAAAGATGACACTAGTGGACGTGGGAAACCTGACCGGAATTTCAAAAACATATCTTTCTCAACTGGAAAACGGGAAACATGACGTGAAACTGTCAACCCTTGAGAAGATTACGAAAGCATTGGGTTATGAAATACATGTAGTGCCTATGGAATAATAAATAAACAAAGGTTCGGAATAAAGTGCCGACTGAATTAACGACAGGCGACCCAGTGAAAACCGATTAAAATTTTCCTAGGGGGATGAGTGTTTAAACATCCTATGAAAAATGCCTTTGCTCTAGGGTGGCTAGAGGATAAGCCTAGAGACTAGTCTAAGTAATAATGCACGCAAGGCAATTACAGACTTTAGCTACCCGACAGTTTCAAAAACAAACCCCAAAGTATATACTCTAATAATGAAACTTAGTATTATCTTGGGTTTGTTATTATTATCGACCATATCAGCAAGCTATGGCTATATATCTTACCTTCAAGCACAGATAGATACCCTAAAAGGCAATCAAATAACGCTAGAGAGAGAAATAAAGTCTCAAAACGAGGCTATTAAGCAACATTTATCAAGGCAAGAGTCCACTTTTGCACAAATAGCATCCATAGAGGCAGAGAAACAAGAGGCTTTGAGGGAAGTAAACAAGCTAAAGCAGACGTTTGCGAGGCATGACATGAACGATCTAGCAATAAACAAGCCTAAATTGATGGAAAACATAGTCAACAAAGGCACTAAAAAAGTCAAAGACGACTTAATTCTACTAACAGACCCCAAACAATTCGATGAAAAAGTTACTACTGATTAGTTTTCTACTGGTTTTTTTGACCGGATGTGAAACATTTAGCCTGTTTAAACAGCGAGAACAAACGAAGCCCGTTGAAGTTATAACTATTGCCAAGAGAGAAAAGATGTATCACCCACCATTGCCAATGGAATTGCAGTTTGCAGACATTGATTGGGCAGTTTGGACACCGGAACTAATGAAAGAATACTTGGCACTCATTGAAAGTGGTGAAGCACCAATCGTTGCTTACTACGCTTTGACTTCTAAGGAATATGAAAACCTTAGTAATAACATGGCAGAAGTAAAACGCTATACAAAGAACCTTTTATCCATCGTAAAATTTTATAGGGATTACGATAAAGAGGAAGAAGAAGTTACAGAATCACAATAATAAAAGTCTGTATGATTAGACCCCAAAGGGTTACTTTGAAAGCGAATCTGTAGTCTGTTTGTTGTTCTTGTTCGCTTTGCTTTTTCATGCAAGCAATTTAACACAGATTTAAAGTTTAAACAAATCTACACATAAAATGCCCTCTGAAAGATCCAGAAGACAGTCGCGTTTAAACATCCGCAGCGATATGCTGGGAAGGTTTAAACAAATTAAATAGTTAAAACACCACAAGAAACAGCGTGAGTAATACGCATACGCGTATTTTTAGGATGATTGGCGGGCGCGGCAAACTTCTACTGCGCTAGTGGGTTATCGCTTTTGTTTTTAAGTGATTTAACATCATCATACATGGAGTCAATGCTTGCGTTAATAGCTGCAATACTTGTTTGCAAAGCAACAATATCAATACCAGCAATGCTTGTTTGTAGTGCAACAATGTCATTTTTAATAGGAGCCAAATCTTCTGTGTCGATATTTAAAGACTTAATCTGTTCCCCAACTGCCACTACTTGCTTATCTAAGTCTGTCATTTGGTCTGCAAGAGAGTCC